AGTATATCTCGAGCGTTTTCTAATCTTATTTTTTCTTCATTAGTTTTTTTTCGTAAATTTGCTATTTCTTTAGAAGAAAGTTCACTAATACCTCTTTGATGATTTTGGATTTTAGCTGCTATTGATGATAAGTTGTTATATCCTTTAACACTTTCTTTAAGACCAACATTTTGTTTTGTAATTTCACTAACAATCTTTTTAAATCCTTGATAAGCGTATCCTATGTCAGCAGTTACACTTTGCCACTCATCTTTTAAAGATTTTACTAATCTTTCAGCTTGGACTAAATCCCCATTAAAATTTCTTAAACTAGCTTCTTCAGCTGTTAAGCCTAATTTTTTAGCTAATTCAATACCTTCTTTAATAAGGTCATTAATTTTCTTTTGTTCTTCTGGGGTCATACTATATTATATGGATATAAATATAGAAAAAGCCAAGTTTTAATACTTGGCTATTTTTTTACTATTGTTTATTTTACCTTTGAAATGAGATGGTACATCAACTTTACCTTCTTTAATTTTCTTAGATTGAGTAGCTAAATCCTCATTTTGCTGTTGATTTTGTTTATCATAATATTCTTTCATTTTATTAAAAGTATACTTACGAAGCCAAACAGGCATGTTATAAACTGTTTCCCAATCGTAACCTCCTTGACCATGAAAAACAATTTCATGAATTTGATGAAATAAACTAGCTCTTAAATGGGGAATTACTTCAGATGTCAGGCCAAAAAAAGCTAAGTCCAATTGGAATAGCGACCTCCTCACCGCCATTAGTAACAAATGTTAAGTCAACATCTGGTTGGATTTTTCTGATATATTCTCTTAATGCTCTTGAATCTCTAGCTAATAAGTAGTTATCTACAAACTCTCTAATAGATTTTAAATCACGGTCACCGTTAACAGATGTTATCATATGTTTTAAACGAGTTGATAAATCAGGTGATGATTCTTTATTAATTTTCTTTAACCCAGCTACTTCTCTATCAATTGCCTTTTCATCACCATGAGTTAATAATTTAAATGTAATTAAGGCGTCTGTGGATGGAAGTGTAAAAGAAAATTCATTTACTCCTTCTTTAAATATAGATTCATCTAGTACTTTATTTTCTAACTTAGATAAATCAATATTATACTCTTCTCCTCTATACTCAAAATTATAGTCTTTACCATAACCTAAAATACGAGCTGCCACCATGATAGCATTTTTATCTCCTATAATTAACTCATTATAATCAATATCAGTAATAATAAGAGACTGCATTAATTTATCAATTACTGTACCATTACTAATATAGTTTTGGTTAGTTAGAATATCTTCTTCTCTAGCAGTCATATATTTCATTTCAATTTTACCACTAGCTAGAGGTGATGATTTAGGGTATATTAAACCCTTTGATGGAAGTTCAACAACTTCTGTTGGGATATTTAATTTGTTACTCATAAATTTTATTAAGTATAACTTTATTGTCTTATATAAATATATACAAGACTTGTTTTATCGACGAATCCTATTAGAAAGTCTATTAAGAAGTCTTCCTAATGCATCATAATTCCCTTGAAATTTATTTTCTGTATTAGGATTAAAAGATTCTGGACTGTCTTGGAAAAAATTCCAATATGAATTTTGATTACTCCATATTTGATTATAATACTTAGGAGCACTATCTGTTCCAGATGTTAAAGTATTATGAGTTACATTATCAGCTGGGTAAGTAGTTATAGTGTCAGGTAACGGGACTATAAATGTTGTTTCAGCGGCATTAACTAAATCAGTATCTAATCCTGAACCTGTAATAGCAGCTACTTGTATACTATTAAAATCAGGTGAGTCTATTTGGCTTAAATATGAATTGTTAGGAGTATACGGAGATGTATATTGAGATGGAGCTCCACCATATTCACCTAATTGCACTGATGGGGAATTAGGTAAATTTCCATAGTTGTTAGGAGATGTTATGTTATTAGGTGTTGTAGTTGTCTCAGCGGCATTAGTATCTTCAACATCTAACCCAGTTTGTCCTAAGGCATCAATTTGAGGTGATGTATCAGTGGTAATTATTGAGTTTAAATAAGTATTATTTGGGTTATATGGAGACACATACTGAGATGGAGCTCCGTTAAATTCTCCACTAACTAATGGTGGGTAATTATTAGGATAAGAGATGTTATTAGGTACCACAGTTGTTGGAACAGCGTTAGTATTAGTATTATCTAATCCGGTTTGTCCTAAAGTATTAACTTGAGGTGTACTATTAATGTCTGTTATTGAGTTTAAATAAGTATTATTCGAGTTATATATAGGTATGTATTGAGATGAAGCTCCACCAAATTCTCCACTAGCTAATGATGGATAATCTGTTATTACTGTTGAAGGTGGTAATGTAGCAGTATCAAATAAAGGTTGAGTATTATCTAAAGATGTATTACCTAATGTTGTAGCTAAAACACTACCATTATCTGGTTGCCCAATTGTTTCATCTTCGTATGTGTTGTTAGGTGAGTTTTCTTGAACAAATCCAGATTGTGGATCATTAATTGGAATATCTCCAGGGAAACTTCCAGCACTTAAAGTAGTTTGACCTTGTAATAATAAATCTTTTAAACCCATATTATTTTATTATAAATATTAGAAAAAGAAAGCTCGCAAAATGCGAGCTCTTTTTATTGTTAAGTAGTGATATTAGAAGTTTAATACGCAGTAATCCATTCCAACAGTCATTGTGATATTAACAGCTGTATCTGCTGTATCCCAGTTATAATCACCAAAGTTGGCTTCTTTAATAAATGCGCCTTTAATAATCCATTCACTAACTACGTCACCTACAGGTCCTAAAACATCTAATACTAAATCTTTCTTATAGAAATCTGAGTATCCATCTCTACCTGTTACAGATTCATGATGTAAACGTACCCATTCCATTACAGCTTGAGCTCCAGATGGAGTAATTGGATCAAATAATGTCATTTGAATATCACCCCAAGTAGTTTTACCTTTAACTTTTCTGTAAACGTTAATATGGTTTAATATTACTTCACCCTGTGATACAGTGACAGCGTTCACTCCTTTAACTATGTAACTAGGTACACCATCCATATATAGGATGAATCTGTTAGCCTGTTTTGGTTCAAAGGCTGTGAAGAATATTTCGTTTGCGTCTAATATTGCCATGTTTTTCTATTTATTATAAATATCTAATTTTTAAAAATTACGCTGGGAAAGTAGCTCCAGTTGGTGTAATAATAAAGTCTAAGTAAATAAATTCAGCTGTTTTAGTTGGTTGAACATATATTTGACCTACTAATTGATTTTGATCAATTACTGATGCTGTGTTATTACTATCATCCATTATTACTCGGAAAGCATACAAACCTTGTTGCTGTTGAACTGATTCTAAATATGGGTTAACAGTTGCTAAGAAGTTGTTTCTTGTTGTAGCTGTATTTTGTTCAAATACTAATGTATTAGCTACTTGAGAAATATAACTCTTAAGAGCAATTAACAAACGACGAACATTTACACGATCTAAAGCACTAGCTCTAGTTTGTAATGTTTTCTGACCATATACTACTCTTTGTCCATTAAGTGTAGCGATTGGGTTTACTTTTCCTTGATATAAAGTATCTCTGTTAGCTTGTGATAAATTTCTTTCAGCTCCAATTACTTGAGACAAGCTACCACGATTTAAACCTGCTGGTGCGAACCATGGATAAGAAACACTATCATTATAAGCATATACACCCGCTATTACAGTTGAAGCTGGGATCCATGTTAATTGGTTAGTGTTTGGCTCTAATACTTGAACCCAAGGCCAATATGTTGCAGCGTATGATGTATTCTTACCAGAAGCATTAGTTACAACATCAGAAATAGCTTTACCATAAGATACCATATCAGGTACATAAATAGCGTCTCCACGATTTTGAATAGCACTTATAATATCATTAATAGTACTTGAATGGTTTGTAAGATTATTACATAAACCAGGTGTTACTAATACATTATATTTGTAGTCATCTGTATTAGCTAATAAAGATACCATTCTATCATAGCAACCTGGTGTTAAACCTTGAGTATCAGTGTTATCAATTAAATCATAGAATTTAGCTCCATTTCTTATTTGACCAGATGCCCCACCAAATGAACCACTAGATAACACAGGTAATGATCCAGTATATGATGGATTTGGTAAACCATTATTTAAAAGATAATTAGGTGTAGTTAAATTAACACTTTTAACTCTTACATAAGCTGAGACATTACCATAACTTCCAGTTTCTTGTAGATAAGCTACTCCACCATCAGTTCTATAAGTTAATTTTTTATCACCTATTCTTCTTGATATAAAATCAGGAGAATATGGATCTAATGATAAATTAGTATATGATTCTAATATAGTCTTTTCATTAGTAATATCATTTCCTTGTCTAATAAATAAGGTAAATGTTCCTGAAGCAGTGTTAGAAGAAGCTATTTCCCATCTAACATTATCAGTTGTACCATTTGCTAAAGCACCTGTTGAGTCTTCAGATCCAGTGCTATTCATAATAATACCTTCAGAAATTGTTTCTAACACAAATGGTGTTGTTATACCAGATGATGTTATAGCAGATCCAGATGGTATAAATGAAGATGTAGCTGAGGTATAACTTCCAGTTACAACTCGAGCTACTAATAATGAAGTTCCTCCATTATTAAAATAATCTCTAGCTGCTATAGAGGTAAAATAAGTATAAGTTAAAGCTGGGCTTCCACTAGTGAAGACATCTCCAAATTTTTGTTGATATTGAGCATATGAAGTAACTACTGTAGGTATTTCTACTGGTCCTTTTACTGTCGGACCGATGATAGCCGCTCCAGCAGTTA